TGTTTTAAACCACAAATTAAGCCTTAATATGCAATTATACCCCCTGTAGGGTTAATTAAACCGGTTTAATTAACCCTACAGGGGGTATAATTGCATATTAAGGCTTAATTTGTGGTTTAAAACATATAATTATACTCGGTTTGCTTAATTATATGCTTAATTTGGGGTTTAAACCTTTCTATGTGTAATCGTCTGGGAAAGAAGTTGACCCGTTTGTACCGTCACAATGCAACAACAAAGTTTGGGTTGACTCCGCCTCTGAATAACTGAGACTGAAAACTACTAAAATTGTTCATTCTTTTGCTTATATATATTACAAATAAAATCACACCTTAATCACTAACCTAAAACACATAATTGTAAAAATGAATATAGTGGATCTATTGATTGCTTGTTTCGTCACAACATAGTTTGAAGAAGTTGATAGAGTTCTTCGTCATATTCGTTTGTGTCTTCCGTGGTCAAACAAGCATCCATCATATTCATTGGCATGACATTTTCAATGTCCGCCGACATGACATTTTCCTTGTCTCCTGCGTTTTCCTTGTCCATGTACTTATTATCTATTACAGCCTCCGTAATTCCGGCGAGATATTCTTTGTTTATGCGACTTAAATCGGGGGTAAAGCATTCTGCATTTTTTTTGCAAAATGGGCTTTTGGGGCTACATAGCGACACGTGATAAGTCATGGCGTTTTTGTCCATGATTTTGCTACACGTTAAACATCTCCATTGATGGTTGAGAGTCCGTATCATTAAGTTTTCGAGGCCAATGTGTTTTCTTACGAAGTGGATTTGTTGGTTAGTCTGTGTTTTGAAGGTTTCTGTGCAGCCGTAATGATTGCATGGGATGACGGATCGGGTGTGTTTGCTGATAATATGATGTTGCAAAAGGGACCGTGTTTTGAACTTTAGGTCACACTGTTTGCAAGCATGCGGGGTTTCTTTACAGTGTTTGATGGAGATGTGCATGCTGAGTGCATTAGACTTTCGAGTGAAGTGCTCGCACATAGAGCAGTAGTAGTATCCTCCGTGGCGTTCGAATCTCATGGTCGTTTTGTTTTGTGTGATGGTGTTTGTGGTAGACGCGTGTTATGGGGTTCGATAATGAGAGACTCTCTTTTTCAGCCAAAAAAAAAACAAGAAAAACAAAAACCCGAAAAATGCCCCCTTGATGTCTCTCTCAAAGACTGCGTTTTTTTATTTCCCTACATTTTTATTTGGGGTTTAAATCTGGCAATATCTTCTTCTTGCCACAGCTTCGTTCTTTACATAGGGAGTATTGACATGATCATCTGCCATATTATAATTCTCTCCATAGTTCACAATAATTTCTCTCCCCCTTGGAATATTCTTTGTTGCCACAATAGCCACATAATTTCCATTGGGATCTCTTAGCATGTTTGCACCAATGTCTGGTAAATTGTTTCCATATGTCCGTTGTAAGTCTGCTGTGTTTCCAGCTAGTTTTGCATTCGTTATTCGATTTGTTCTAGCGGCATGGTTTGCATGTGCACCTATACTTCTGTAACAATCTGCATTTACAACATGAGTACGTCCTTGTAACAATACAGCATACGGTTGATTTATATCCTCAGGATTATACTCCTCAATCTCTCCATAGTACGGACATATCTTTTCATGTGTCCTAAAGTTCTTTTCAGCAAATAAACCGTTTTGTCCAGGTACAAGTGTACTTGGTTTGACCTTAACCCCAAACAATTTTAAAGTGTGTATCCAGCAAAAGGGATTCGTCATAACAACTTTGTTTTTACATTGGGATCCGTCTTCTTTTATAAAAGAACATTGATTACTTGCTAATTGACAAACATCACATCGATTCCCGTCTCCCGTATATATGTAAAAACGTGGCATTATATCTTAATAATTTATTTTTTTTTTAAAATATTAAGAGAAAATGGCCGGATGGGGTGCCCCCCGATTTACTTTTTGGTTTTCTTTTTAAGTGCTTTTTTTAAACCAGCTCCTGAAACAGTAAATTGTCCGTTTCTGTTTTCAAATTTAAAAGGTAGTTGTCTAGCCCTTCTGTTAACTTGCCTGTGTAACTGTTGCATATTTTCATAAACTCCGTCTGTATTATTTCTTAGATAGTCAGTGTATAATGCATTAAGGTCATTGTTTACATTTGGATTTCTTCCAATATTTTCTTGAACAAAACCAGCAATGTCATTAAACAAATTATCTATAACTACGGGTTGTTGTGGGGGGTTATCAGGAAGTCTTCGTATTATATTTCTTGGTTCATCTAATACAATGTCAGATTTTCGTTTAGGTCTTTGAATAACAGGTGCATCTACTCTACTCGCCGAATCTTCGTAGCTTATGTCAGCTCTACTTGGTTGAAAGGTTGGTTGTCCTGATATAGGAGAAGGTGATAATCCAAAGAGACGAGGTTGTTGAGGTGGAGCATCAATTCTGTTTATTTCATCACGAACAAATCCTGGTCTCATTGGATTTCGTGTATAAGGATAAATAGCTTCTTCATCTACGTCCATGGGCTCACGCTCTGGTTCCATTTGTGTTCCCATTTCCCTTTGTTCAGGCATCTCCATAATTCTGTTGGGCGATTGATGAAATTGTAAATTTGAAAAACCACCCGGATTGATTCTTGGTATACCTTGTTCATCAAAGGTTAAAGAAGGTGGTGTATAGTCACCTGTATATTGATGAAGATCTAATTGATTTTGAATGTTATTTTTTGTTTCCATTAAATTTATAGTGTGTCGTGCAAATACTTCACTGTACGCCTTCGCCGTAGCAAGCTCTCCTTGCATCTTTTGTTCATGAGCTTGTATCTGCTGTTGCAGTTGTTGTTTACCCTGTTCGTCTTCGTATTGCATTTGTTGTTGCAGTTGTTGTAATGTTCGTAAGCGTTGTTGATATTGAGCGTTGTTTGATTGGGCTAATTCATTATAGCGTCGTCTCATACCATCTATTGCTGCGTCTGCTTCTGCTATTCCTTGTTGTAATTGTTGCTGTGACTCAGCAAGTTGTCTTCTAAAATCTTCTTGTACTCGCTGTGACTCTTGTTGTATTTGATTTATTTGATTTTCATAATCCCTTCTTGCATGTTCTTGTTGTTCCGGTGTTACTGCATTTTGTACTTCTTCTTCTAATTCTCTAACTCGATTTCCCATTCCTTCCGCTGTATTCCAAGCAAATTCAAGACTGTTTTCAACTTCTCTTACACGCTGCTCATGTTGATCTGCTGTACGTTGTAATTCATCATTTGTCAACTGCAATGCTTGAATATTTTGTCTCGATGCATCAAGATCATTTTGAAGATTCTGCTGAGTTGACATAAATCCTTGTTCCATGTCTCTTAAGCCGGCTTGAGTTACAAACCTTGAAGCTGGACCATCTTGAAGGTGACCATAAGCTGCTTCATAATACTCTCCGCCTGACAAGCCCCGATCAATTTCTCCTTGTCTTAATGTTTCTGAAAGTGATGGCATAGAAAAACCTTGTTGTCGTTGTTGTGATAATAATGGTCTTTCACGTTGAGCAGGTGACATTGAAAAACCTTGTTGTCGTTGTCGTGTAAATGTTTGAGGCTGAGGTTGAGGTTGAGGCTGAGGTCGAGGTTGAGGCTGAGGTTGAGGTTGAGGTTGAATAATGTCATTTAGTCGAATAGGTACAACAGGATCTAAATTTCTAATCCTTCTTGTTAAATTGTTTTCTATCTCGTCAAGAGTTTGATCTACTTCGTTTGTTAAATCAATTACTGGAAGTTGGTCAATACGTCGTCGATACGTATCATCTGCGCTTATCGTTCTTATATGATGAACTTCATTATCATCTCGTAGTGGTTGTGGTTGTGGTTGTGGTTGTGGTTGTGGTTGTGGTTGTGGGCGTGGTTGTGGTTGTGGTTGTGGTTGTATTGGAAAAGGCGGTAATAAATTACCATGTGGGCCAAGTCCCCCAGGTGGTGGAGGAGGAGGCATTCCCCCAGGTCCTCCTCGGGGACCTACTCCTGGTACACGACCTTGTGCAGTTTGTGGTTGTGTTCCTGCACAATTTACGTTCACAATTACATCACCATCTTTTTTACTTTTTCGTTGTTTTGGTTGACGTGGTGGTTGAGGGGGATCGCGGATCCCTTCGTTACACCGTCTTAGTTTTTCTTCGTGAAAAGCACATTTGACTCTTTCGTCTTTCATTGCTTGATGGAAAGTTAAGCCTAAATTTGGATGTGTTGCTAAATAATCTCTAACAAATTGAGTAAAGTTCATGATATAATATAAAATAAGAAAAAGTTTATTGTAAATGTATTAACTGACAATAAATATTTTCTTTAGAGAGTGTATAATAATGGAAACTCATCCAGTCAATCTTACAGGTCTTTCACCCGCACAAATGTCCAGACTTAGAAACGGTCACGCTTGCCGATGCTCAATGGGATCTAGAGGAGAAGGTATTTCAGCCTTTTTAGGAGAAGACAACATTAAAAAACTTATGAAGGCTGGCAGAAAAGGTGCCAAAGCCACAATCAGTTTAGCTAAACATGAACTTGAAAAAAATAGAATGGAAGGATCTGGTCTTGTTTCAGGTGGTAGACATCATCATCATCATCATCATGGTCTGAAGAAACTTGGTCATGCTTTGAAAAAGGTTGGTAAATCCCCTGTTGTACAAGCTTTAAAGAAAGAGGCTATCAACGAAGGATCTGCTATGGCAAAAACTGCTCTTCAAGACGCTGGTATTCCACCTTCCATAGCTAATAAAATGGTCAATGCTGGCTCTAAAAAATTAGATAAGAGCACAGGTGGTCTTATTGAAGGTGGTAGACATCATCATCATCATCATCATGGTCTAAAGAAACTTGGTCATGCTTTGAAAAAGGTTGGCAAATCCCCTGTTGTACAAGCTTTAAAGAAAGAGGCTATCAACGAAGGATCCGCAATGGCAAAGACTGCACTTGAGGACGCTGGATTACCACCTTCTATCGCAAACAAAGTGGTCAATGCTGGCTCTAAAAAATTAGATAAGAGCACCGGGGGTCTCATTGAAGGTGGTAGACATCATCATCATCATCACGGTTTGAAGCATCTTGGTAAAAAGATTCTTCATTCCAAGCCTGTTCAAGACCTTAAGAGAAAGGGCATTGAAAGAGGTCGCAAAATGATTGAGGAAAGAGCTCAGGAAGAACTTGAAAAGAGAGGTGTGCCTCCTGGATTGGCTCGTGCGGCTGCCAAGCAAGGATCAAAGGCTGGCGCTAAGCAATTAGATAAGAGCACCGGTGGTGGGTTAGTTTCAGGTGGTGCCACCGGCATGGCCCGTCGTGTTGAATCTGTAGGTGCCGGTGGTAACCTTCTTCACCGTCATCCTTCTCAGATGTCTCAGGCTGATTCAGCCAACTTTCACTATTCTACTCAATTCCCTCCAGGTTTAGCAGAAGTAAGAGGAAGTGGTTTATACGGTTCAGGTTTGTATGTTTAAAAATCTTTAAAAAACGATCCAATCGTGTTTTATTACTTTAAATATACTGTATAATTTTTATGTAAATCCATTCTCATTTCTGGTGCGTCTATAGTGTGCGAAAATTGATTACATTCGTAGCACAATGATTGTTGGAGATCGAATCGAAGTCCAGAGCAGTTGGCACATACGGAGTACGGGCACGTTTTACAAACGGTAAGGTCTTTATAATATTCTGCTCCACACATGCTGCAATGATGCCACGGGCAGCTGACTTCTGTATCATTGAGGATGAAGGAGTAACGATCTCTGGCGTTTTGTAAACACTTTTTATGATAGACTTTGTTGCAATTTTCAACTCCGCAGAAAATGAATTCGTTATCAAATTCATGTTCATGTCCAGCTCCTGTTTGCAGCTTAGGATCTGCTTCTTCTTTGCAAATGAAACATTGCTTCTCGAAAGTAGCCTTCGTGCAATCGGATCTTCCATAGCGATTCCAATATTCATATAACTTATCTTGTTTCGCTTCATTCTCAAGCGATTTTCCAAAATGGTTGAAAAGGAATTCTGCCGTCTTGCTAACGGAGGCTTGTATCCAAGGAGGCCCTTTTTGAATTTGATTAATCCTTGGTCTTTCATATTTGCGCTTTTTAGTCGGTCTTACAAGAATAGGACTCGGAATTAATCTTATTGGTGCTCTCCTATTGCGTACAGGCATTATGGGGTTCGATAATGAGACTTGTGTGTTTTCAGAAAAAAAAAATTTTGTTTTTTTGTTTATCCTATCGCCCCCCCGTCTCTCTCTCCGGTTTTTTCACTCCGGAAGACCCCCGTCTCTTTATCCTATCGTGTTTTTTGAATTTTTTTTTCGCTGAAATTTCTGAATGCTCACAATCTAAACCCATAAGCCAACATGTCGACTTTTACTCAACTACTGGAAAGCAACGTCTCGTGTGGTATCTTTAATCCACGTTGCAGTTTTTGTGACCTCAAATTAACTGGAATTACTCCTGTGCTCAAATTTACCATTTTCAACAATGTGTTGCCTGAGTACACTGCCAATATGTTCTGGTGCTTCTTTAGCAATGACGACAATACAGTGATCCGTACGGATTGGAAGTATTGCGAGACTAATCAGAAGTGGTATTGTGACATCTGTAACCACGATCGCATTATCGTCAGTAAAGAAAATGTTTGTAAAAACCTTTTATGCAGTGCGTGTAACAAAAACTGTTACGACATGGACCTTTGTTTTATTACCAATTTCATTTGGAAGAACAAGCGAACCGTAGACATTGATGGATACATGCCAATCCTATGTCGAATGCGTCAACGATTCTTTACAGTCAATGCTATTGATGAAGTTCCCTGTGAGGGATTGGACGAGTACGAGAAATCCTATTTTCGATTTGTCGTACTCAAGCTCGCCGGTCTTGGGATCTATTTCAAAACTGTAATGAAAACAATTTGGATACGTTCTTTTATAATCCGTTTACATAGGATGTTCGAACAGCTTGAAGATCTGAACGATTACGAAGCCGTAGCGATCCTCAATGCTGTTTGCAACGACACCTGTGTACCTGTCACGGAGGAAGAGTATATGCTCTTTCGGTTAATGCATTGTTGTGATCCCAATTACGATGGGATTTTTGCCGCGGAAGAGATATTGTATCAGACTGAAAAGAATACACGTGGGATTTATTTCAACAGGCTTACTAGACACAATTTGACATTGGCGTATCCTCCGCATGAACTGAAAAGAGACGCTTTGGTGCCTATCGATGCACTTATGGAAATCGCTTCCAGAGGTACCAACTTAAGCAGTGCCACTTCACCATGCTTGTTTGTCGATCCCCGTATTCCCAGACCCTGGACAGTTTCCTTTATGCGTCAGACTGTTGAAGTCAAGAGACGTTGCACGGAATGCCTTAGCTGGTTAAAAGCAAACGGGCATCTTACCATTGAACAATTTGTTAAAAGAACAGAAGATGATATTGTACTTCTATACAACGTGCCATTGGGATTGGATCTTATGGCCGATTATGTAATAGGTTTTTATTTTGAAGACGAAATGGTTGCCAGTCAGGAAATGGTGATTGATTTAGAAAAGGGTTCCATTCTCTTCTCCAATGTAATCGACAATAAGTTCTGTAATTTTGTTGAGGGCGAAGTGGATGTAATCCGCGTCAGTGGCCAGTACTTGACCATGGCGTGTCCTTGCGAACTCTATAAGGGCATACATAAGCGATTCGTATGTACGATTGATGATGTCTTGGAGGCGGAGCGTGAGAGCGATCCCAGTCTCATCGGCGACATGGTCTGGGACGACAGCAACATTGAAACGTTCCTCAGTATGAAGAACACCAGAGGCATCGATTTTTGGAGGGCCTTTACACATAATGACATTAAAGAACCAAAGCCTTTATCTATTTGTCAGTAGAAATCATTTCTGGTAAAGGTACAGCTTTTCGTACTTTTGGATCTGTACTTTGAAAGAAATGCGCTAAAACATATTCATTAAATTTAAAATCATGAGATTCTTTATTTAAATCGTAAAACATATCTTGAAATAAATCACTAATTTCTTTTAATGAACCATTCGCCATTCTTTTGTCATGTAACAAATGTGCAAACGCGAGCTGATAATAGCCGCATGCATTGTTCACCAATGACTGTATATCTTTTTTTGGAAAATATAAAGGAATTCCAAATTTTTGTTTCACAATCTTCTTAATATACTCGGGTGGTCCAAATCCATAGCTATCAAAATAAATTCCTTCCTTTCGACCATTGTGAGATTCTCTAATTTCAAACCCAGTCCAATGGCTGCCCTGATTAAGCTCTTTTGACTCCGGACATTGAGCATTTTCTAAATTTATAATGTAATATTTATTGGATTTTAAATTCTTAATAGATAGCTCGTCCTTGAATCCGACATGCCCCAAAGGGATCTTCATCTTGGCGGCTAAACTTTCTATTTCTGTATTTGTAAGCATTATATTCTATCTAAATATAATGTTTATCTTAATTTGTCTTTAAAATATTTTTTGAGATCCTTAATTTATACACGTGCTCCAGTCAAGACATCTAAGCTCACTTGGACTCCATAGCTAATAAAGACTACGAATTTTACAGCAATTGCAGATTTTGAATCACCTTGGATAGAGATGCTCATAGGCACGCTCTCATCGACGGGAAGCTTTCTTGAGGTATTACAGAAAAAATAACTGTATGAAGAATTGAATTTATGGAAATCTACAAGACCACTTGTAAGGCCATCGGTAAGATTACCGTTAATACTGTTATTTCCTACAAACTGGTTCAAAAATTGTTCAAACCCATACTTTTGCGTATTGTAGAACATATTCTGTCCTGCCATAACTATTTGAAAGTTATTGATTACACTGGTCATTGGCGAAGTAGGGCCACATCCAGCAGGGTCAAAAGGACTGGTCCAAACTGGCATATCTACAGTGTCATGAATTTTTGAAAAGAATGGCAGCACTAGTATCGATTTTACGTTACTGATACCATTCGTCAATAAGAAATTAAACGTTCCTGATGTCTCTGCAGTGGTAAATTGGTAAATATCACTGTACTGGATTGTCTTTGTAGGACGACTCAAGTACGCTTCTTCATAAGAGGGGTTAAATGTGTAAGCAGGAATATACAATTGACAAGATTGGCCAAGAGATGTAGTTGCAGCAATACCAGTAGCAGCAATTGCAGTCTTTTGAGTTGGATCAATAATAGTATTACCAACATTTAAAGTAATTCTTGCAGTAGCAGCAAGTGCAGTTAAGTCTAAACCACCTTGTGCTGGTATCGCATCGACGGATGCACTTCCTATAAGTGACTCTTCCTGACTAGCAACCATGATAGGCGAAACACCTCCAAGAGGTGAAATGATAGAATCGATTTCTAATTTACCTGCGGTAGCGCCGCATTTTATGACAACTGTCGGCTGGTTAATGTTAAGAGTTAATCTAAAGAAAACACCTTTCATCAATGGGCAGTTTGCAAAAAAGCTGTGAATGTGTTTTAAGTAAATTTGTGATTGAATAGCGTAAACGATACCAGTTGTTTCGTTTGCGGCAGTTTTTGCGACTGCTTTTGAAAGAACAGATCGGTAGTATGATTTTAAATTCTGTTCACTAACCAGAGCTTGATTAGTGAAGCCTGTTTGACCAGCAATAGAAGATGGGTCAATAACTGTTTTAACCATTCTGTTCCACATTCCTGAGTTACCAAATTCTGAACCACCTAACCCTAGAGATACAGAACCTTGTCCAGTTTGCAGAACGTTATTACACGTTCCAACACCACTATGCGCAGCTACGTCTTTATACATGAAATTAACGTCATCTGGAAAAAAACCAAGTGTAGGTCCATTCAGATCAATGTCGGATTGGGATAGAGATGTCATAAGTGTAAAACAATTCCACATTCCACTCAAAGCTGTCTGTTGAACGATAGTAGTGCCTGCATAATCAAGAACGATTGAATTTATAATACTACCAAACCAGTTCTTGAGGGAAAATGCACGTGTTGCTGCATCGGAAACAGTACCAGTACCAGTACGCTTTAAAAGTGATTTTACAGTACCGCTTTCAGTAATCAATGGAGAAGAAACAGCCAAAACAAGTGGTACACTAAGGTAAGCTTCTCTGTATGACATATATTTATTTGAGTTACTGAGTTGCGAGGTATCCAGTATTATCTGATTTCCGTTATAGGACCCCGAATTGGCATCTAAAATATTGAGGTAATCTTTCTTCACGAACACACTTGGGGCAGCCTTATCCGTAGATTGTGCCATATCGTAAGTCAAAGTATCTCCTGAGCTCATGTTTTATATATATTCTCTTCAGAGAAAAAAAAATCCGTCTAAAGCGAGAATGTAATTGGCTTATTCTGCTTCTTTTTCTTTTCTAACGCTTCTTTGTCGATTATTTTCAATTTCTTCAACTTTTCTCCCAAAGCTCCGGCAAATTTGTTGTTCTTGGCAATCTGTTCATAACTTTTTGGATCTACGACTAAAGATCCCCCCGCCGTCGGGTTTGGGAGAGCTATATCCGCTTGTTTGACTTGTTGGCTTCCCATGGCTGCCCCAAAGGGACTTTGATGGAATGGTCTATAAATATATTGAGGCATTATATAAATTGTCTTAATATATTTTTAAATGTCTTGTTTCTCTTTTTCTGTTCTTAAAATTGTTCGGATTTGAAATAAAGCATCGTTAATTCTTTGTACCTGAGTCATTTTTTTTGTTAATGACCTCTCTTTTTGTATCTCTTTGCAGTCTTTCTTTTCCTTTCTCAATTCATCCAATTCGCGTCCAAATGTTTCTAAATGTCTATTCAAATTGTCCTCCGTTAATCTGTCCATTTAATTATTAATACATTGTTTTTGAATGAGCCATTCGCATATGATTGTTGTGAGGAGTATCACTGTTGTGATGGGCAGGATGTCTCATCATACGTTGGGTTTCCATAGAGGCCGATTGGGCACCTGCCACAGAGGCTCCCATGCTGACCACCTTGTCTGAATGATCCCGAATGACTAAAGTAATCACTATGCTGGGATCCAAGATTTTTAAAGGTCTTCCATCTTTGTCTGTAAAAGTCATTACTATTTGAGAACTAACTCCTGGAGTTATTTTGTTCCATGCAAAGCTGGAAGGTTGAACCTTAATAAGCGCCCCTACCGCTGCATCGTTTGTTATAGGATACATGAAAGAGGTTGGGTTACCATAGCCATTGCTAATTAAGTTGCAGTTCAAGTAGATTACGGAATTGGGTTGTACATCTGGAGCTACGTCAGATAAAAAGGAACTGGATCCGGTTGGGAAGGCTGCAGTAGTCGTTGCCACCGCTACAGTTTTCACTTGTTTAAATCCAGCAAATTTATAAAAATCTGCAGGGAATGACCATCCGATTGCTTCATTAGCAGTAGCAGGATATCCTCCGTCACTTCCCACCCCTGGCACTAGGCCAAACAAAAATCCTGCAGTGGGTGTAGTATACCCAGTAAATGTTGCGGGTGTTGGTAAAGCATATGCATTAAATTGCAAAGCATATCTTGTTGGATTTACTTGCATTTGTAAAAAGTATTTGTATTCTCCTGTTGTGCTGTTAATTAAATAAAAATTGTTTTCAATGGACCATTGTTCAATAAAAGCCTGAATATCAGAGACCTCATAGAGACCGTCAGGGATTGTAATTGTTACAGTTGTTGATGGTATTTCGGTTATAGTAGCTCCATTAACATCTTGAGTAAGTGCTGGAATTACAATAGAAAAGGTATTGTTGGCCAATGTACTGCTAATGTTGTACCACGAATAGAACATGGCCAAATACTCTAATGCAATGTCCGCTCCTTCCATCCCTTTTGATCCAATTATATCATAGACCAATCGGTTGTTGTCGTTACCGACTATATTTGATCGACTCAATACAACTGTATGCATTTCTAATTATATAATTAAGAAACAAAAAAAAATTTAATATAGTCCTTTTCCTTTGGAAGCACCAGCTCCCCTAAAAGACCCTTTGATATTGGCATTGCGACTATAAAATCGTTGGTTCGCTCCGCCAAAATACCAAGGATTCGTAGCCGCGGTATCTGATGGCAACTTTCCACCTACTGTGGTTACACCAGATCGGTTATCTTGAATTCTACCGGCATCTACATCCGGGATCGTATGTAATCTTCTTCCAAACATATTGTTATATAATTCTAAAAGAAATTTTTTTAAAGATTTAAATGATGTCTGTGCTAGTTTCAGAAAGCATGTCAAATTCAGAAGTGGATTCCTGATCCGTTACTGGTTCATACTTCTTTCTAAAGTTGCGTATAAACTTTTGTTTGTGGTTTGTATACAATACATCCAATCTTTCTTCGCAATGCAACTCTAAACACTCCTTCATAGCATTTGGTTGACCATCCCGGGCATACCGTTTGACTGCCGGCTGTGAAAGAAAGTTCTCCGACGTGCGTATGTATTGCACTGCCCTTGCCACCGTTATGTCCTCGTCCCATCCTGTGTAAGGTGCCTCTTCTCCTTCTGCCGGAATGTAAAAGAGTTCGTGGAAAAGCTGGACGACCAAGATAGACGATTCACAATACTGCTTAGAGCGAACCTTTACATGCTCCGGGATAAATTTGGCAATGTTGTAATCGTTTTCATGGAGCACTTTTAAATTGTCCAATAGAATATGCAAAAAGGCATTGCGTCTTTTAATCCACCAAGACCGTTCTTTTAACTCTGTACGTAAAGGATAAACGTGTTTACCCTCTACAGCTGCCTTGGCTAGTTTGACAGGATCGCTTGTAAAGTGTGATTGGAAATGATAGTCCACGACACGCTCTGCCTCCGCCTCTTCACACGTTTCTGCAAAGGCCGGTTTGCTATTGCATTCCAAAGCAAATGTGCCGTCCATGCGTGCATTCTTTTGTTCTTTAAAAAGCTTTCGAGCAACCACTTCGCCACCACCAGTCAAATCTTTCATAGGTGCATTTTGCAAAGGAATGTTCTTAGGAGGTTCCCGAAAGACAATATAACGAATCTTGTCCAAAGCCGCAATGGCACTATTCGCTTCTGACGAAGACCGTTTTCTCATATCCTCTGTGAGAATGGATATGTTGGCAATTACAAAATAATCGCCCAAAAGGATCTTCAGTGCACTGTGCAAAAGGGATTTCCCGTTTCTACCACAACCATTAAAGACAAAGAACTTTTCAATTGCCCTGCCGGAGAGTCCACTTGCCATGATAAGCAAGTTCAGTTTAAGATCTTCTTCTACCGGGTGAATCTGTTTAAGCACCGTCATAACTTCCTCTTGGAGTTCAATGTCCTCTGAGTTTAAAGGAGCGTAGTCGTATCCAGTACTCATAGTAACAAAGTCCTCCATAGTCCGTTTGCGAAACTCTCCCGTCTCTATGTCGTAGATCCCATTGTTAAAATTAATCAGATCCGTATCGACATCAAATTCGACTTTTCCTCTGTACATGACAATGCGTGCCATTTTCTCTACTCCTGCCATGTAGCTAGAACTGCCACTTTTTGCCAAGAATTTTGTGTAGGTCGTTTTATACTTCTCGTCTTTCATGTACAAAGGGTGATTGAATAGGCTATCAACGATCTTGACAAAATCCCTTTGTAGAAAGAAGTCAGAAGCCTCCCATTTGTCTGTACAAGTATCAAAAGTATACCATTGCTTGTCCCTGAGTTCGTAAATGTACTTGGTATCTGAATAGCGATGCTTGATTATCTCCGAAATGTGCCGGTGAGATACCATAGCCATTTCCATGTCTTGTTTGAATTGTAATCGTTCATTGACATCCGGTATTTCTACCGTCGAAAGATCGTAACCTTCATCCATGTCCTTGACTTTCCATTTCAATGGCAAATTGGTCATTTCCATGGTGATTTGTTCGATGAGGAGGCAAACCGCTTCTTTTCCACCTTCATAATTGTCTACATTCTCCCGTAAGAGTTTGAAACCATCGTATTCGTAGCTAGTATAAGTATACATCGGATACTCCTTTCGTTTCATCAGATCGGTGGTATTATGAAGGTGTTCCATAACCGATTCTACAACATTTCTTTCGGCTGTCTGGAGATAAAGTGCCATAAAGGTTTTGAGAATATGGTTGGGATTGCGATCGTTGGTTTCCTTTCTTTTGTTACAAGCTACCCGATATAAATCGGGGTTGGCCACTCGGATCTGTTTGGCGACATCCAATAGACAAGCTTGCAAAGAGGTCACGAATCCCGTTGCATAAGTAGGCAGGTTGTAATCATACTGCTTCATGTCTTCTCGGTAGCGATCGTATCCTCCCATGAAGAAAAGGCGAATGAACAATTGTTTGACTAACCACTTGTCCTCTGGCTTGATATTCCATGCCTCCATGTGCATCTTAATTATATCGTCCCGGTTGGCCACATAGTTTTCTAGTGCAGGAGGGCATGGTAGTCCAAAGGATACCAGTAAGTGCATCAGCAGCTCCGGTTGGCAGTTCTGGATATCGAAATCGTAATAGTAGTTGGCAACTGTATGGCGAACAGGGCGACGGAAGTTTGTAAACCCTTGGCTCTTTTTAACAAAGAGGCGGCCATAGAAATGCTTGGCGGAATTGTACGTAACAATCACACCGTCGCATTCCGGATTGTAGGCTTGTGTGTAATCACTGATTTGTTTCTTTTCATTTTGGTACGCTTGTTTTAACGTCTTGACAAACCAACAATCATTGCTGTTCCATTCCAATAGGAGGAAATCAGATGTTAATAAGGTTTCCAATAATTGGCAGTCGACGCGCTCGACAATAGTATTTCTTGTCAAGAAAGATGACTGTTCTGGTGCGGGTAGGGTTAGTGTTGCCATGTTGGTTATATTGTATAGACAAATTTTCTTAAATCGTTTGACCAAGGGTTTGATTGTGAGGAGAGGCCGGAAACGCCGGTGAAAGGTTCCTCTATTTTTCACTCGCTCGGTGGCCGAGCCAAAGGAGAGAGAGAGGTGGGGGTGTAGTAAGAGATTGGCTGGAGGTGAAAAGGGGAAATTTAAAGCAGTTCAGATAGCTTTTGTATATAGCATTTGGTATGTCACATTGCCATTTCTTTGTATACAAAGAATGTGACATCATGACATACTTTTTACTCTATATAATAATTATATAATACAATATTCCTTTTATTTTTCACTAAGACTATAATAGTAATAATATGATATTTTATACTAAAATTACAGTAATAAATAAGTAATAAAAAAAAGAGGGGAAAAGGGTGAAAAGCAGGGGAAAAAAAATCACCAAACATCTGGTATATCAACACAACCAACCTTTAATTGGGCACGGATCCACTAAATTATTATCTCCTGGCTATGTATACACACTATGGGAGAATCACTCACACCTACCCTGACTAGAGACCAGTACAGAAAAGGTTATTTATCCTATTTAGCCAAAGAAAACTCGATGAACTTAATGAATTTAGCAGCTAATCAGACCTTTGCAATGGAAGGTGAGACTATAGGCACATTGTATAGCCAGTCCAGTACAGTGGCAGCAATCCCACGTGAACAGAAACTAGCCTTACTAGCATTAAAGATGCAAGGCTATCTTAAACAACCTGATTTAACAATCCGACAGCTACCAAACAACCAGCTTGACTTCTTGTATGTAGGTATTGACACTATAAAACAACTTATGGGAGCTTCCGGAGTACAACTCCCCATGGAGGATTTGATGTTTAGACAGTATATGTCTCAATTACTTGCAGGTGCCAAGGATACAGCCAGCTTTAAAGCGGCTTACAATACACCTACACCACCAGTAGATGGTGAACCCAAACCGGAACCCTTTCAAGTAGAAGCATTGAATATAGATCCCGACCAATCGTTAGGTGGTCAAACTTCTGCGCTAAGTGGATATTCAGGCGATGTAGGTAGCGCACAAACAAACAGTTATGGCTCATTTGCTGGTTTAAATTCAGCAACATCAAGTTCTGCTGCAAGTCACGATCAAAGTGATGCTATGTCTACCGTAACTTCATTTACACAACCAGAAACTTCTGATGAATTTGATTCTACCAGTGCAACAGGATCGACTTCAACATACTTTTCCGGCACATCAGGCACATCTGGAACACCTTCATTTCAATCAACAAGAGCACCCCCAGGACTTTCGCGACCACTTCTTGGAATGAGCACAATTGATACATTGGGCAATTATATTCGACAACTGCCTGGAGGAACACAAGTACTACAAGGAATAGATTCACTTTTTGATGATTCTGAAGGTAGTGGTCTTAAAAGCGCACTAAAAAAGCAAAAACGAACTGGCAAACGTGGTCCTCGTGGAAGACTCATCTTAGGAGAAGGTCTTACGCCTCTTGGTAAGCATTTCCTCGACACCTATGATTTGGAAAACCACAATAAAGTTTCTATTCGTTACCAAGGAGGCAAACACGTGAAAGCAATCCCATCTAAAATCGTTGGAGGGAATGTTGCAGGGGCTTTAAAATCAATCGTAAAAGGCAAATCCCCTTCCGCCATGGATGTAGAGAAGATGACCGAAGACGAACGAAATTATCTTAACTTAATTAGTTCCAAAGCTCACGTAAAACAATTGCAAGTTCCTTCAAGGGATAAGACGGCAGAAGAAAAGCTATTACACAAATTTGACACGATGAAAGGTCAAATTATAGCCGGTAATGACAATAAAGATCTCATAAAAGAATTCAAACTTCTTTTGTTAAAGTTAAAACAAATGTCAAAAATATCAAAGGATGACGTTAATGAGATTTTGATGGACCTTGCGGCCTTAGGATATTAAAAAAACTTACAACATTTTAAAAACATCACTATCTAAACAATTGTGCAATTTAGAATATAATCTTGACACTGCCAGCTTTTTGTTCTTGTCTGAGAGTTCTTCCAGCTCTTCACAAAGCTTCAGTTTACGTAAAGCCTCTACATACTTATCCTCCAAAGTAAAATAATCATCTTGAAGGCGAACGTAATTCTTTCTGCAATCTCTGTACAGCTTCTGATACTCCTCGCGAGTCTTAAGTTTTTTTTCTGGAGGTGGTACAGTGTAATCCCTTACTGAACAATCAGATGCTTTCTTTACCGGTAATGGATAAGAATCTAGCACAAATTTTCTTTTAGTGCTTTTATTCATTGTGTTGCTTGTTTCTGAGTCGGACATTTTTGTCTAAGTAAATTTTGGCAGCGTTTAAACCCTCTCAAGTACTGCCCCTTTACCCCTTCCCGTCTCTCTCGACACCAAAAAAAGAGATTTTTGCTTGTACCGGCAGACGATGTCAAAAAAAAATGTACAGGACCCCGGATTTCTGAAAATTTGAAAAAAAAAAAGTTCGATCCCGTTCGCTGATTATCCTATCGTTTCATTATCGAACCCCATTGCATAAAATTTACACGATGAGCAAATTTGATGCGATCCGAGCACAACTGGCGGCCTTGGAGGCACAAGCCGCTACAAACACAGTCGATGCCTGTACACAAACAGAAGATCCCAATGCAGAAGATCTTAATTATATGTTTGACAAAGTAAAAGAAGATGTTAGCTTTCAAGTCTTTTGTTCACGCGGTAATGGGACTGTAGTCTTTACTGATATTTACGAACCGGACGAACCAGAAGAATACCCTTCCACACCTACTAGTGTACAACCACCTCCTACACCACCTAGTGAAGTGGCAACACCTGACATCGTGGCACCTCCTTCGCCTACTACACCAGACTACAATGAAGCCTGTGGCAGTCCTTTAAAGAAAATGCGAATTGCCGAAAAGCAGCCAAAGCAGACGGCTCGTTGCAATCGATGTGGCCTTACTTGTACCGACGATGAAATTGACAAAGTGTTTGGTTGGAAGAATGACAGAAATCGTAAGGTGAGACAATCGTGGTGCAGGACATGCCGGCACAGTTACCGCACACCTCAATACCTTGATCGTGAAAAGGAACCAAGCAGTCCTCATAGTGTGATTATGGAAAGGGCCCAGAACATCTATTTAATTAATGACAATGGGAATGGAAACAATGCACCACCAAGCAGCCGAATTACTATGAAGCTCAAGGCATCTACTGAAACATGGGAAGATGCTGAAGTTCGTATGAAAAATAACAATCTGCCTATTATTCGGAAACGCGATAAGCTGTTAAAAATTATTGCAATTCAAGAAGGCATCAATGTCATGGAATGCATGATGAGGTATTCTGGTATTACTACGGCAGAACTGTTCTTTCGTGTCAAGAATTCTTCCCCTGAAATGATTACGAGCAAGGCAGAGGAAGACGACGAGCAGGCTTATTAATTGGCCGAAAGGATCTCATGATAACCTCTACGAAAGCGTTGGGACTGATCTTTGTCATAATCTACAATTAACGGACTGAACTTTTCATTTGTAGCATACTCATACATTTTTAGTAGCTGTTCTTTTTCAATACCGAGGCCACCCTCGCTTAATATTAATTTCAGTTCTCGCTCACCACTTAATTTAAGTAACACAAGATAATTGGAATTCTGTCTTATAATTTTTGGAATAGCAAAATATGACTGCGATAAGTACGCTACACTAACATTTAACTTACGGCAACGTATATAGTAACTCGCTATTCTTTCCTGATTCTTCTGTAACACTAAATCGTCAAGTACAACCAAGTGCTGTAGTTCTTTGTCGTACGAATCCAAGTCAGGCAAGTTAGTAAGACCCTCTTTAATGACGATCCCATCGTCCTTTGTCTTTAAAAAATTGTATAATGGCTCGTCTGCGTTTCTAGTAATGACTGTAATCGTATTGAACGTGCCCTTTGGTGGTGCAGAAAATTTGGCGATTAAATCCACTATAAAATTAGTTTTTCCACTACCAGAAGGGGCAACCACGCACATACGAAAAGGCAATTGCAAGTTATGGAGATGGACATTGGGATTTTCTGATTTTAAAATCATATTTTTGGGAATCTTTTCATACACATTTTGAACTGAGCCTGTAGCCTTTTTGGGAGCGGCTTTCTTTTTAGGTTTCGATTCCTCTTCGATTTCTCTTTCTAGTCTTGCAAAAATATTATTCATGGGTTTATATAATCTAAAGCTGGAAAATATTTTATTTAGATATTATATAAATTAATAATGGATGTTGTTGAACAAGACAATTTCGGTTACTCAGAGGAAGTAATGGATTTGTTGGAACGTTTACGAGTTAACTGTGTCAACTTGAATGCCCATTATAGAAACCGCTACTTTCACTTTAAAGCCTTTGGCAAATATTTCCGGATTCCCATTATCTGCCTAAGTATTTTTAGTGCATCTGCATCTGTCGGATTGCAGTCTCTCGAAGTGGAGCAAAAAATTATTAGCGGGGTCACATGTATAATTGCTCTTGCAATTGCTATGCTTAGTGCAATCGAATTACACCTTTCCATTTCCGATAAATTAGAAGATTCCTATAAATATTCAAAAAAATTCTATTCCCTTTCTACGGAGTTGTATCGTGTGATTAAGCTTCGTCCAGAGGATCGCAGTACACGAGGTCCAGACTTCCTCGGGGCTATGTACACCGAGTATACCAAATTGATGGAAAGTTCTGAAATGATGCGTCACTCAATGAAGAATGATGTATTGACACGAATTCCAAAGGCGTTAAGGGAGTATAAAAGAACACCTACTCTTACTCCAATAGGATCATTAGAAGATAGTGCGGATGACAAAGAAATTTTTTCACATTTCCCCCACAGTGCATCTATAATTTTTAGTCCCAAATCACCAACCATACAAAAACAATATTATGAAAGTCCTTTTGACCAACAAGATGTAAATGTAACGGATATTGATATAGATGTAGAAAGCAATTTAAGCAAATAAAAAAGACGAATTATTATGGTGATAATTTAGCAATTATTTTCTATTTTCATACTATATAATGAAATTTGAAGAATTGACAGTTGGTGAATTAAAAAAGCACGCAAAGGGAAATGTAAAAGGATATACAGGAATGAAAAAAAATGACTTAGTTAAGCATCTTAAAAAGGGTTTTAAATTAATGAAAGGAGGTAATCTAGTGGCAAAAGAACCGAAAGGCAGAACGGCTACAGGAGGTCGCTGTTGGGATGGCTACGAACCTGTAGAGGACAAGAAACCTTATACAAAGGGATCTTGTAAAAAAGTAGAAGGATCCGGTTTAGAAGAAAGCCGAAAAAAATTAAAAGAGGCTTTAACATCGCATATGCAAATATTGAAAGGTATGCATGAACATGCGAAGAAGATCCGTGGTGGTCAATTGCCATGTAGAGTAACTGAAAAATTGAAAGGATTGCAAATACACGGTGGTGGATTTTTTAAAGGAGATAAAGGTACAATGCTATGTACTCCTGAATGCTACAAACCACCAGAATGCGAAAGAGCTCGTAAAGAATCGCTTATGTACTCTTCCGGACCCGGGAGATACGCTTTTCAAAGTAATGTAGCAAAATGTACAAAAGATGCACGAGAAAAGAGGGGATGTCCGACACAGTGTATTGAAGGCAAAAGAGACAGTGGACTTCAACGAATAGGGGAAAAGGTTTTGGATCCATTAACAAAAACGACTGACTTTGTATTAGGTGCAGCAACGGTTGCTTCAAAACCCCTTTTTATGGCAGGATGTGCAGCCGCTGCTACTAGTGTAGGCGGTCCTTTGGCAGGAGCCGCAGGGGCGGCAGCTTGTGGCGAAATCTACAATCAAATGGTAAAGAAACCCGGTACAGAAGATTACATGATTAAAAAATCTGGTTTGACGGATCAACAAGTTAAAATTGTAGAAAAAATGACACAGAAAGGAATTAAGGCAAGTGGAGGAGGATTGCCATGGGAAGACGCACCTAACTTTAAAGGACAATTTGAAAAGCATAATGCTACACAAAAAAAGAAGTTTAAAGATTTAGCGTCTTTTGCAGATCATATTATGAACAATAAGGATAAATTTCAAGCCAAAACATTAAAACGAGCTCGTTTTTTTAAGAACGTATTGCAAAAGAAAAAATCTTCTCAGTAAGTATATAACCATGCATCCTATTAGTAGACGTATTAGTGGCGACATGACGATGAGAGGCCAAACGACTCATCATGGTCATCCGTCACATGTAAAATCAAACAGCACTGGTGCTGATCACCATGCCAGACACCACTTTTTTCGATATCACGCAAGATCTGGACCATCTATCCGCGACTCAAAAGGTCACTTTGGCAGTGGCGAGGAAGGGCACGCACACATGGGCCGTGGAAAAATGCGAGGAGGAATGCTAGAAGAGTATAGTACACAACCTACTGAAGTAGGCAGTAGACCTTCTTTTGGAACACCTAGTACAACACAACCTCTATTGCATGTAGGAAGAACAAAATCTCTTTTTGATCATGTAACAAATTACGGTCAAGATCGACCAATGAAACATGCACAAGAAAAACCAAAACGTAAAATGAAACAACAGACTTTAATTAAAGATGATGCCGATTGGACTGACACAGTTGGTCCTAATTGGAAAAAACATTTTGGTAATCATAGTCTATATAAGCAAGTAATTGATTATGAAAAAGCAAATCCTCTATACCGCTAATCTACAACACGATTAACTCGTTCTACAAAATCAGCCGCTTCTTTTACTAATTGCGTAAGGCACTGCGTTGGGATTGGCCGACTTCCTCTCATTTCATCCCTTTCAATACGTTGTATCATGATATCAATAGCAATGTCGCCAATCTTTTTCGTTTCCGCTTGTGCATTCATAAATAAACCTTGAGGTTCAAAATATTTAAGATGTTCAATGTCATTTAAATATTTTGTGTAAGAGGCCTGGTCAACCACAAATGATTTGCGCCTTTCTGGAGTCTTGTACGTATGGCTCATCTTTGCCTTGTTAGATTCACCCATTTGATCAATTAGCTCCATGAGACGTGTACAGCTTGTGGATGGGTCAGTTGCCATGTTGGGTTTGATTGTGTGAGACTCTCGAAATCAGCGAAGAAAAAAAAATACACAAACAATAGGAGAGTGAAAGAGAGAAGAGGGGGCGTACCGGAGTGAAAGAGACAAGAAAGGGGGAGTGAAAAAAAAGAACATGAAAAAAAAAATAGTTGAATGAAAATGTTCAGTTGTCATTATCGAACCCCATAAACCATGTCAAACGAAATTGTAAATATGACCGGTATTGTAGAAAGAATGAAAGACAAATTGTCGAAACCACAAGAAGTCATTGATTTGACAAGTGATGATGAATTAGATTTATTTACACAACCTACAGAGATTGATGAAGACAATAATAGCCAAGTCTCACAGCTTTCAGAAGACGGTGAAATGGTGACTAAAATATTAAGCTTTACCATTCGTATGTCAGACAAGGATTGGGCAAAGTACAATGTACAAGAGGATCTTTCAGAGGAAATTAATAATTATTTAGAGTTCTCAGAAGAAGGAGTAATTGTCGAGATGAAAAGCGAGACTGTAGACAGTCACGCAAAAGTGCATCCTATCGATTTGTCAAACGTTTATTGGGAGCGTCGCCTTTGTGAAGGAAAAGAAAAGGATTGGCAGACAGAGTTTTTAAAGAATACTTTGCCAGCGGATTGCCTTAAATATTAATCCTCCTTGACGTATGTGGTTAGCATCTCTGCGGAAGACCCTGCATTTTGCATGTACTGTTCAGCTTCACTTTTCTTTTTCATCATATCACCAAACTTTTCAGTCATGATAGAATGTCTTAAAATATTAACACCAACCTTTTTGTTGTCAAACAGTTTGTTTAGTCTTTGATTTAATTTTACACTTCCGTTTCCACTTCTATCTGCCCCGCCTAACGGAGCACCACTGCTATCAATTAACAAATACTCGGATGGATTGACAGCGATCCATTTGCGTAAAATGTTTCTCAAAGGTGTCTTTAAAGGGATCTTTTGTTCTCCATACGCCTTGGCAGTCTTGTAGCTATTAAATACCAAATGCTTACCGTTATCAGACATGTAATTGTCTTTGGCTTTGTCTACGTTACGTATTTTAAAGTCTACATAATCTTTGCTTCTACGAACTGGGATATGTATGCCTGACAACAGGCTAAGAATAATGTAATTCTGAATCTTTTGTAGCTCGGACATAGAATGACTTTCCTTTTTCATTAATGGTTTGGCAATTTTCTCCAGCATTTTATATTTCTGCATAATATCATCTTTAGTCACCCAATTCTCTTCCTGTGATGGTGTCTTTTGTTGTTTTTCTATTTCTTTCCTGTAGTCTTGTATGTCTTGCATCATGAGCTCGCGATAGGACTTATTATCTGTAATAACGACCAATGCAGATAAGATAGTCTTACGTTTGTTAGGAGTTAAATCTTTTAATGCAGCAATAACTTCTTTTGTCTTGTCAAAATTCTCAACAGAAATATCTGTTGATCCAAAAATCTGTTTGTGAAGGGATCGTAATATGGAGCTGTACGTATTAACGCTGCTCGTACTCAGGTTTGGTCTTTTTTCTTTTAAAAATTCTTTAAACTTTTTTGTATCCATTATATTATAAGTAAAGATAAGATATTTACTAAATAACTAATTTAGTATTTATTTTCGTATCTTAATTAAATATGGACGTATACGAAAAACTTAAAATCAATCCGTATGTGAATTGCTCTGACAATGTTTTAGTGGAAATGAAACGGGATCGAGAAATTATGCAAGTGGTGTCTACAGGGGATCCCAATGTCTTTACGATTCGCAAAGGTTGCAATCGTGAAAGTGAAAAAGAAAGGACATTGAGTTTCCAATCTGTGTGTAGTGAAGTGTTTGATTACCACATTAACTTTTTCCAGATGAATACTAACTTGATGTTTCCAAAAGGGATGGATACTGTAATGGCAGTCTGCAAAGATGTCTTTCAAACGGAAGTGGATAAAGATGGAACGATTGCGGAAAGAATTAAGAAAGAATACGAAGAAGAAAAATCTAAAGAAGATGTATAACAATGTTAGGAAGAATTTATGGAGGTAGTGTGATGGCCCCTTCGTGGGAGGGAGCTCGCCCAGGCAATCAACCGGCCAAACCTAAACGACGAATACAATTAACAAGTGCAAATGTAGTCGAACAAACTCCTGTAGAAAAAGAAGCAGCTTTGTTGCAAAGAGAGCGAGTTAATTTAGGCGATCAACAATTTGCTATGATTGACGATCCTGCTTTACTTGGAAAATTAGCTGGAAAAACAGGAGGGTCAAAAGGTTCTGAAACACAATATAAAGCATGGGACAACATGATGGCAAACATAATTGTGGCACACCGCAAAGACGATGACTTGCAAAAATTGTATGCACAGCAAAGAAAGGCGGCTCGCAAACCGAGCAAAAAGAAATGTGTGCTAACTTCTTATTCTAAATTGAAAAAAGGTGAGTTGGTGGAAAAGATTGCCGACAACTTGCCACTTAGCATGATGATTCGCAAATCCGAATTGCAAAGAATGACTGTGAAAGATCTCCGTAAATTAGCGGCACGCTTTTGCAAAACGGGAAGTGTAAAAGGTGGAACAATAAGAGAAAGGGAAGAAGACGGAGATGAGGAACTTCCTCCTGCAACAAGGCAGAGAACAACTACGGATTTACAAAGTTTGCCACCTGAATTGATCAGACACATTAACACGTTTATTCCTAGTGAATCCCTTCCCCTTTCCATTTCCCCTTCCTTCAATTTTCGACCTCAATCTCTACTCGCTTCTCAACAAGAGTATGATAAATTTGACGCTCAATATCCATCGGATGAACCATCAGATCCCAATGTTTATGCCCTTTTAAACACTAAAAGGACAATTCTAGACAAAAATGGAATACCATTGGTTCTTGCAGATAAAATGAGATACAAATGGGATGATTTTGATCATTCTTGGTTAATTCCCCCTGGGTCAAGAACAGCTAATGATCCTTATTACTTAAATAATTACGAAACTGAATTAAAAAACTATTACAAAAAAAATAAAAAACAAGCATTAAGTGATATGTACAAAGGCATTCCTAAATTGAAATAATTAATATTTAGTAAAGTATATGGATCCCATACTTTACGAAAATGAATCCCACAGCCGACATGTCCTATTCCCAATCCAAAACGCCAAGGTCTGGGATTTATATAAAAAGGCTGTATCGTCATTTTGGAGGGCAGAGGAGCTTGATCTCAGTTCAGATATTAACGACTACCGATCATTATCTATTGATGAAAGACATTTCATCAACCATATCCTCGCCTTCTTTGCAGCATCTGATGGGATCGTACTTGAAAACCTTGCAGTACGATTTTTGGATGAGGTAAAGCTTCCCGAAGCACGTTGTTTCTATGGATTTCAAATTGCAATGGAGAACATTCACTCCGAAACCTATTCTTTGCTGATCGACACGTATGTAACGGATAGAAAACAAAAGGAGTTGCTGTTCAATGCAGTAAAAGAATTCCCAGCCATTCAAAGAAAAGCCGCTTGGGCCCAACGGTACATCAATAGCAAGCAACCCTTTCATACACGCCTTATTGCCTTCTGTGTAGTCGAAGGGATCTTTTTCTCCGGATCCTTTTGCGCGATCTTCTGGTTGAAGAAAAGGGGATTGATGCCGGGATTGACAATGAGCAATGAATTTATCAGTCGTGACGAAGCCATGCATACGGAGTTTGCAGTCCTTTTGCACAGTCTGCTACATGATAAGTGTCCGGAGACCATGATCATGTCGATTGTAATGGAGGCGGTGTTGATCGAAAAGGAATTTATAATAGAATCCTTGCCGTGTAGATTAATAGGGATGAATGAGAAATTAATGGGACAGTATATAGAATACGTAGCAGACTATCTCTTGCAACAGCTGGGGTGTGGGAAGATATACAGGACACAGAATCCCTTTGACTTTATGGAGATGATAAGCCTGGACGGGAAAACGAATTTCTTTGAACGTAGAGTGACGGAATATGCCCTGGCCAATACGGAAGTGAAGGGAGATTTGTTTGATGCGGATTTTTAATCTTTAGCTTAAATTTTCTTTTGTGTATATATAGTAAAAATGAGTGAGACATCGCAACCCATTCAAGTACTCGATGTATTTAATAAACAAAATTTTCATACGGGAGTGGCGAGTGAGTTTGTAAAATTCCCAAAAGCCCAATCTACTGTAACGATGCCGAATGGTGTCAAATTTGGGGATGGGTCCTTTCAAAATTCAGCGAGTGCGGGATCTTCTTTGACTGTAAAAGAAACTGATAGTAATCCTAATGTTTCAAATGTAGATACTATAATTGTAAGTGGTGGCACATTGGTTAACAACAATGACGGATCCGTAACGATTACTACAGGTGGAGCCGGTGCAAGTAGTCTTCTAGTTAGCGATTATACTTCAAGTGTTGCAGGTGCTTCTACTATCAATGTAGAAGGGGCAACATTAATAGAGAATGGTGCAATAGCTAATTTATATATGGGTGTTTCAAAAATACACGAAAATACAGCTACGTACGGAAGCCCACTTTCAAGTCACCAATTTTTGGTAGATCTATTTAATATAACGAATGTTACCACTTCGTTAGTCACAAGCAGTGGATCTGTTTCAAATTATACAGGAACATATGAACGCGTAAATCCAAAGGCCACTGTCAAAACAAATTCTTCAGGTATTCGACATTTTCAATTTGATGGTAATGATGATTATATTGATTTTGCAACATCAAATAATTTGATCGATGCTGTTCCTTCGACAGGAAGCACAAGTTTATGGGCATGGTTTGATTTAGAGGATACTGCATTAGCAGTCAACAGCCTTTTATCAACACGTACTAGAGTGACCGGGAGTACTGATAAAATAGGTGCTGGTTTAGAACTAAAAACAAAAAGTGGTTTTTATTCTTTTAGAGTTGGTAAAACTTCTACCCAAGGTTTTGTGGAACACGAGAGTTCCGTGGCAGTAACTAAAGGATGGCATATGTTCGCTGCGACAATGACTTACAACAGTGCAACTGTAAATTATGATTATGTTCTTTATCTTGATGGTGTTTCAATTCATACATTTTCTGATGAGTATGCTGCTCCTGCTTCAGGAGTGCGAATAGGTGCAGCCATTACAGACACAACTAATGTTCCTTCTGCATCTGTTACAACCGCTTTAATTGGACATTGTGGAATTACTGATAGTGCGCTTTCATCTACTGATATTACGTCAATTTACAACGAATTAAAACCGTATTATCTTACAAGCGGTCTTTTTGCCGGTGACTTGACAGGAAATGTAACTGGAAACCTTACGGGAAATGTAACTGGAGACCTTACGGGAAACGTCAGTGGTAATGCAGGTACAGTTACAAACGGAGTGTATACAAATACGAGTGCAGCTATATCTGGCACTGTTACTGCAACTGAATTTTTAGGTC